GGGTTTCCCCTCGCAGTCTCCGCCTAACGGATAACCACTTGCTGGCTACACACAGCCGAACACCATCATACCCAATTGACTTCGGGGCCGCGGATAACCGCAGGCATGGTCCAACCGCCCGTAGAGCGAATCTACTGACGCCGGTCGTCACACGTCGGAAAGTGAGTTACCTCACAGACCCACCCGCGGCCGAGCCGCCTCACCTCTCATTCTTTCCCAACGGGGCGATCCCCTAACTTAATACCTCGGTTACTGCCGGTGATACCCGGAGGTTCTGGCAACCACAAGTGGTCGAGGATTCAGCACGGTTAAAAGCCCGGCTACCCTTTGGCATTACGCCGCAGGACCAACCCGTTTCCCAGCCCTACTAAGGGTCCCTGGGGCGGAACAAGAGTCCATGACAGAGCACGACAATGTGCACAACACAAACGCAGAACCTTTCACTATCACCAGAGGCGACAAGGGTTCACCACGAGAAGCTCACCGTCTTCCTCAACTCCAACGGTTACAGGGCTGCAGGACAGCCGAGACTCCGCTAGAACGACCTCTCCACGCGGAAGAGGAGCGGGAATGGGAGGTCGAGCAACGAACGAGAGTTCACCACCCGACCAACCCTTCGAGCGTGCCCGTAAAAAGGCAGCCGAAGGTCGTTGAATGGAACGCTTGAAAGCATTCCACGAAACGACATCACGCTCGGTCTGAAAAGACCGTCCACCAACCCACAGGTCCAAAGAGACCTCCAACCTCTCCAATGGTGTGGCATCAAGCGAGAGCTTGTACCTCCCATCATCGAGCCCGGTTCTATGTGGCAGGACCGCATAGCCGCGACGTTTGAGACGTCGCTCGTACTTGAAAGACTCAAGTACGCCGAGATCGAAGCCCAGCGAACTGGGAAGGAGAATCCACCTGGATCGGGCCTTCGAAAGAACGAAGGCGCGCTCCCACAAAGGACCGGCAGCCCTACAAACAGCTGCCTGGTGGATGTGACCCCGGAGGTCACGAGATCCACCACCCCTTCTGAGGTGCTTCACCTCTCTCCACCCCCCGCGAGCTTCCCTGAGAAAGCAAGTGGAATTGATCTCCGCAACCGATCTAAAACGACCGGTTTTGGACTCATTAATGATCGCCCCGTCGGGGTAATCGGAATTGAGAACGGGGCGATGACAGCTGATAAGGCAGTCATCGCCGTTGATCAATATCTTGGCCTCCGCGTCCCGAGTCGCCCAACGGGCGGCGACATAGGACTGGAGACAAAGAAGAGGAAAAGAGAGGTAAGTGCCCATCATCTGACCGTGAGTGACCTGGCGGCCATCCACCATCGGACGAAGGGAATCCACAGCGTCCTGGCGCAAAGAACCAGGAACCTTCTCGCAACGCGCCAGGAGCGCGCTAAGGATAGTATCGGCCACGTCCAATCTAAGATTGTCCGTAGCTCCTACTAGATCCACCGATGTCTGCCATTCAAAACGGCATAATCGCTCGATCCTGGATGCAGTCGGCGGGCCGACAAGCAACCAGTCCTTCCTTCCCAAGTATGAATAGAGGCATTCATGCAAGGGTCCCAGGGTATCCCAACTATAAGTTGGTATACCCATAGGCCTCAACTTCCCAGCGGCCGGGACCTCCTTATAACGGAGATTCCAACCGCCAACCCCCTCGGGACGGGGACCACCACGGAGAGTAATGGCCTGAAAAGACTCGTAAGTCTGACGAGACCAAAACTCGGAGGAGTAGCCCCTATCGAAGCGCGAAGAGCGCTTAGGGAAGAAACGACGGCAGAAGCTGCCGTAATCTCGGTCCCAGCCGAGAGGGAGGACCTCTCGAGTAATCTTCCTAGCAAAGCGAAGGTACTCGGGAGAAGAAGAGGGAGGGGAGTTGGTGCAGGCTCTGGAGAACCAGGAGCTGCGGGTAGAAGGGGGGGGGTGGGAGAGACAGACGTCGGAGGGCAAGCCCTTCTTGAGGGAGCTTACGCTATGCGCAAACTCCCAGCGCTGTCTACGACCCAGGCGAAGGAGACGAGGGAAGCCCTCGTCATCCCAACCGCGCTGGACGCGGGGGAAAGGTGTGGAGACCCGGCTGGACCGGGGGGAGAGGAGGAAGAGGAGATACTTGCCAAGAACGGCAGGCTCGAGATCCGGTAACTCGCCTTTCCCTAGGGAAAAGCGCATCCGAATAAGTCTCAAGCCTGACCGAACGGTCTCCTCAGCACAAGTAGCCAAACGGCGACATGTGCAGCGAACCCTACCACCGCTGGCGGATCTACGTAGGGCAAGCCGTGACGGACATAAATCTGTCATCGTATTCCGAAAGAAAAGAATACGGGAGTGGACCGAAAGACG